GACGCTAGTTTCTCAACAGATCCGGTTAAGGCGACTCCTGTGGCTTCAATGGTTGAAATGCGATTGCTGTATCCAACGCCCGATGATGCAAGATTAGAGACAGATCCGGTTAAGGCGACTCCTGTGGCTTCAATGGTTGAAATGCGATTGCTGTATCCAACGCCCGATGATGCTAGTTCCTTAGCCGTGCCTGTCGTTGCAAAATTCGACGAATCAATTGCCGATATCCGGGCGTCGAGGTTGCCGGATGTGTTGTATAGGCCAGTGAAGTTTGCTACACCAGACGATGCTAACACGGTGGCCGTGCCCGTTAGTGCAACTCCCGTTGATTCGATGGTTGAAATGCGATTGCTGTACCCAACACCAGAGGACGCTAGTTTCTCAACAGATCCGGTTAAGGCGACTCCCGTGGCTTCAATGGTTGAAATGCGATTGCTGTATCCAACGCCCGATGATGCAAGATTAGAGACAGATCCGGTTAAGGCGACTCCCGTGGCTTCAATGGTTGAAATGCGATTGCTGTATCCAACGCCCGATGATGCAAGATTAGAGACAGATCCGGTTAAGGCGACTCCCGTGGCCTCAATCGTTGAAATGCGATTACTGTATCCAACGCCCGATGATGCAAGATTAGAGACAGATCCGGTTAAGGCGACTCCTGTGGCTTCAATGGTTGAAATGCGATTGCTATATCCAACTCCAGAACTAGCTAAGGAGGTGGTTGATCCAGTTAGAGCTACTCCAGTAGTCATTATGTTTGTAACTCTAGTGGTATTGAGATCTACCTTTGCACCACTAGCCACAGAGAAAGATCCGGCTTCAAGAGCATTTCCCGTCGCAATTAAATTCGCTGTATTCAAATCAACCTTAGCTCCACTAGCGGAAGAGAAAGTAGAAGATTCTAATGAGTTTCCAGTTGCTATCAATCTAGTATTTAAATTACCAGAAGTATTATAAATTCCAGTATCTAAATAGTTACCACTATTAATAAGACTTGCAGAGGTAGCCACGCCAGTACTTTGTATTGTAGTAATGAGAGCCCCACTAGATGCAGGCATACCCGCCAAACCCGAAACTGTTACGATGTCAGCTGCATTTGTAGATCCAGTCGAGGCTAAGTTACTGGCAGTCGCAAGTCCAGAACCCTCGATAGTCGTAACCCGTCCACCAACGGTTACAATACTAGCGGCGTTCGTTGCACCTGTTGACGCTAGGTTAGCAGTTGTCGCAAGTCCAGAACCTTCAATGGTTGATATTCTATTTTCAGCAGATGTAAGATCAGACTCTAATGCTACGCCAGAGCCTTCAATAGTCGAAACTCTATTGCTTACAGATGTAACACTTGCCGAAGTAGCAACACCTGAACCTTCTATAGTTGTAACTCTATTTCCTACGGATGTTATATTTGTTAAATTTGTTGAAGCAGCTGCAGCATTAGTAGCCCCAGTAGATGCTAAATTGGCTGTTGTGGCAAGTCCCGAACCCTCTATAGTTGATATCCTAGACTGAGCAGATGTTATTGCGGCAGCATTTGTTGTACCTGTTGATGCCAAGCTGGAAGCTGTAGCAACACCCGTTGACTGTATAGTTGTGATTAAAGCACCACTAGTAGCGCTGAAAGAAACTGCTGATGTAGTCTGTACTGTTCCATCACTAAAAGCAATTCCACTGGAGCCTAACTTGACTCCTGTTATAGAAGCTATGTCCCCAGTAGTAAAAACAGAATTATCAGCTGGATATGTTACAAAGATTGTAGCAGCGCCGGATAGATATATTGGATTGCCAGCACCACTAGAGCTAGCTATGACTGTATCTCTGGAAATTACATTTGAATTATAAGTTCCTATCCCAACTTCCCAATTGGTGGATTCCTCAATAGCGTAAAAGGTCTGAGCTCCATTGCCTAAAACAGAGAAGTTCTGAAAGCCCCCATAAGAGGTACTGACTGTTACATTTCCAGTCCCTTGCGTTGTGGTTCCTTGTTTAACTCTATCTTTTACTACAAACATAGGAATAATAGTCCCTTATTTAAAAAATATGTCAAGATCGCCACTAGCGAAAGAAAATGTATCTCCATTGGTGACATTTTTTGCTGAGTCTAATTGACCATAAAGTAGTATATTCGCTTCAGATCCACCCGCATCAGCTATAAAGACTCCAGATACATATCCCCAATCATTCGTTGCTGTGGGGAATTGAAGAGCGCTAAGATTGTGGGTTTGCCCAGAAGCGACGGCTTCGGCCCAATAGGTAGTTCCCGGACCTCCAGAAACGCGCGCGTATGATCCTCCACTTAATTCCTGACTAAATAGGCCGCTCTCAAGAGCTCCTGAATTATAGTTCCCTACTAGTCCAATATATATTCCTGTAGGAGGACTAAATGTTATTCCTTTAAAGATATGACCTATAAGGCCTGACTCCAAATAATGTGACATTGCAGACATCAAAAGTCCCCTTATGTGTTATTGAAAAAGCCGCCCTCAGCACCACGCCGGACACCGAAGGCGGCTCATATTTACAAACTAAAAAGCAATATTAGAATGAACCTAAAATTACTCTTCGGTTATCGAGAACAGCGAAGCCGTGCTCTGCCCATCCATAAAGACCAGCTCTACGTTGGCGATGAAGCGTGTCATCTTCGTAGATCTGAACTTCTTGACGAACTGGCATTACAAAACTATCTGTATTTCGAAGGTCTAGACCAACGATAATTTCGGTATCGCCAGCTGGCAAACTACCTGAAAGATCGCTAGTGTAGTAGTCTTGATATTCTTGACCTTCACCAAGCTCATCCAAATCATGGAGGTTAACTTGGAAGATTCTAAGAAGAAGACCACCTTCTTGTGTGATAAGCTCTCTGCGAGTTACAGGATCAACTTCATCTACACCCCAGTTACGGATATCTTCGATACCTTCTGGACTTAAGAACAAGTCGGTCAACTGACCTCGGTTAATTGAAGAGCTGTTACCACCGCCGTTTCGACGCATAACAGTTTTCATAAGCGAAACAAGACGCTTGGAAAATGTTGATGCAGCAGCATCATTATCAAACACCAAGATGTTTCTGTCAACGCCAGCACTAATAATTGTGTGCCATCCGTCATCATTCATCTTTTTGGTGAATTGAGATTCCATAACGCTCATTGCGCGGCCTACAACATCCCAACGTGCATCACGAGCATATTTCAGCAAGTAGTCAATGGAAGCACCTACATCGTAGGTTGGAACCATAACGTAGTCACCTTCAACGTGACGTTCTGGAATACGACCATGGTTAGGAATCGTGTAAGCTACAAAGTCTTTTTCAGTTCCGGGAGCGACGAAGTCCAATGGGAATTCAGTGCTTGCTCCGGGTGCAAGTCGGATAGCTTCAAAAATGCCATCCAAAATATTACCGCTCATAACACCTTTACGTAAAGGTAGTTCTAAAGCTTTTGCAAGCTCGGCTGTTGCGGCAAGAGACTCTTCCCTGTTCATGGAACCAGCCTGACGAAGCAGTTGGTCCATTTCGGGAGTAGGCTCGAAATAATTGCGATTTGCCATTTATTTAATCTCCTAAAATTAGGTTTTTATAAACTACCAAGTAATGTCGATGTCAACTTTAGCGTATCCATCGGCGTCCTTAATCGACAACAATCTGCCGACAGCTGATGAAGCATCATTGACACCAACACCTAAGAAGCCACTCTGATCATAATACAATGTAGCTCCGATATTGGCAGCAGTAGGCGTGCCTGAAACCATATTGGTTACAACAGTTCCTCGCTTAAGCAACAGTACTTTACTACCTTTTTGGACTTCGTCCTTGTGGAAGTTAATGTGTTGTCGAGTGAGGTCTAGATTCACAACGTCATTCAATAAAAGACCCGCAGGCTTTTGGTTGCCAGCTGCAAATTCGGCTGCTGAGCTTCCCGTAGGATAGCCAACAAGTGCATTTGCATTGTCCATAGCTGCACCAGATGCAGCTGCAGACACTCTATGGGTCACGATTCCACCTCTATCACCAGTTTCATTCATGAAGAAACTTAGGTCGGTGAGGTGTTCTACTCTATCTGGTTTAAGTGCCATTATTCAGATTCTCCTTGTTCGGTTTTGAGAACATAACTATTTACCCAGTCTCGAAGGTTGGCTCTAACATGCTGAATTCCATCTTCAGTTTCTTCGGATGCAACAGTCATGTCGATAGCTTCTTCAACAGAGGCAGTTTCAAGAACTTCTTCATCAACTACTTCAGCTTCTTCAGCTTCGGCTTCTTCAACACTTTCTTCTTCACTTGCTTCTTCAGCCTTAATCTTTTTAGGATCAGCTTTGATCTTTTTAGGATCGGCCTTTTCTTTATCTTCTTCTTCATCTTTTTTGACTTCACCACGCATTTTGTTAGGCGAAGCAACAGTAATTGCTTCAGCCAATGCTTCAAACTGTTCGTCAGAAAGGTCAGCGAAGACTTCAATCTTTGCAAGTGCTTCTTCTTCGGAAAGACCAGCCTCAATTAACTGTGCAGTACGCCCAGCTTGAGTCTTTTCGTCTTCCATTGTTTTTACCAGATCTTCGGCTTTGCTACGAGCTTCAGACTCAGAAGCTAGAGTTTCCTCTAATTCTTCTATTTTAGTCTTTGCTGTAGTAAGATCTTCACTAGCTGTGCTAAGATCGCTAGAAATGGTTTCAAATTGCTCTTTCATTTCAGCAACTTGAGTTTCCCATTTTCCAACATTTGCTTCTGCAACTTGTGCATTTAGCTCTTTATTCTCAGCTTTAACAGCAGCGAGTGCTTCTTTGAGCTCTTGGATCTGATCATTCAAAATTTCATTTGACATATCAAGATTCTCCTGTGAGTTCGTTTCAGAAAATTCATCATTTCCTACTCTAACAGATACACCATTGTCGTAGGAAAACAAGTTTTTCGTGATGGACGCGTTAGTAAAATCAAAAGCGGTTTCTCTATCAAAAATTATGCTGTCTGGGTTAGCAGGCTTTTCAACAAAACCCTTCCCAGAAAATGTTATATTTTTTAAGAGCCTACCTACCTTATGACCTTGGTACTCGCCAGTTCCACCATAAGCTCGCAAGTGCCTACTCAAGAAAGCTGTGTCATTAGTTCTAGCTACAATGTGGTTAACATCATTGGGGGCAACGACTGCGTAGTCAAAACCGCTAAAAACACATTCCATAGAGACAAACATTTGCCCATCCTCAATTTTCTTAATTAATTCTTCTGCTCTAGATTTATACTCTGGATCTTGCCACTGGTTGTAAATGACAGAAGAAACTAAAAGGTGGTACACCTCTGGTAGCTCATCCAAACTTACGTTAGGATCAATAAGATTATACTCATCGTCTACCGGCCATGTACCGATAATCCCACCAACTATCTTTTTTTCATCGTGTTCTAAATTGGCGGGTTTGTATGTGGGTGTTTCCTTTGCTGCCCAGACTTCATCTTGACCAAAAACGTCGTCGTTCTTATTCCAAGAAGTACTGACTAAAATAGAAAACGTTCTAAAAACGTCTTTATCTTTCTGTCCGGCTATTGCTTTGATATCCTTCAATAAGTTTTTATTAAGGGGCTTAAAAGCATTTTCGGATTTAGCTGCCGGAGCTGCTGGGCAAAGTTGCGAAACATATGCTAAAGATGCTTGGGATCTGATTTGCTCTTCAATCCCCGCTTGTCTTTCAGCGTCGAATACATTTATTTTATTCATATATATATTACCTCTGTAAAATAGCTACACCAAAAGTGGTTTAGTGCAGATTATGACTTATGTTCTGCATAGAAAGTCGCTCTAAGATTTCTAATCTCTTCGATAGTAAGGCGCCTACCAATTTGAGTGGAGGCTTCAGAAATCCAAGAATCGCACTGTTCGTGTATTTGCTTAGATACGTTTGTTGATATAGCTGCAAATATTTTGTCTTGACTTACATCTTCTTCAGGTGAAAGATTAAATAATATTTCAAATTTCATCATTTCGGCCTGCTTTGTTTGGTCGCTGCTCAAGCTTCTCATGTTCTTCTTTCCGAATCCATCAAGTATCACAGAGTTTACAGCTTTGGATATTTTTTCTTGAGCTTCTTTTGCCCATAACTCAACAGCAGCTTTACGTCTAGGCTTAAATGTTCTTCTTTCTCTTTGTATGGAATCTCTTGAGTTCTTTGGTCTTCCGGGACCTTCAGTGGGCGGAGTGTCTTTCTCTTCCGTGAAAGGAAGCATTTGTTGTTTCTCTTCTTTATCTCCCGGACTTTTCTTTTCTTTAGGTCTTCGCATCTCAAGGGCTGGTTCTTGACCTTCTTTTCTTTCGTCAAGATCTAAACCTACTTCACTAGGAGTAGCGACCCCTGTTTGCAATGCTATCTTTTCTAAGGAGAAGTCTTTATCTACAGCATGGAATGGACTAATCTTTTCTGACATAGCTCCTCTGTTTCTTCTCTTATCCTCATTAGATAGACGTTTGCGCTCAACTGAAGGTGTTGCCTTAATATTTCTTTGAACAAACTCATCACTAATAATATTTCTGTCAGCTAGATTTATCATTAGTTGAGTCATTGAAGCTGGATCGTCTAAATACATAAAATCAAATTCTACTTCAGCAGGCGATCTAAAACCCATTGATTCCTGAACCATCTTTACTTGTTCATTCCAGAAATCTGATAGAATGTTTCTAGCATAGTTTAATCTCTCTGTTAAAGTTTTAAGAGAGATAAAGTTGTTAGTAGTCCCAGAAGCTCCAAATGTTCCAGTGAGCGTTGGGGGTATTCCAAGACATGCGTAGATAGCCATAAGTGTAGGATGATATTTCTCAGCCCCTAAAAATCTTTGAACGTCTGTTCCTGTTTCTATTAGCTCAATATCAGGACCCCAAACAATATCCATTGTACCTCCTCCAACATTGGTTCCTAATATGTCCCCAAGTGCTGAAGCAGCGGATGCTGTTGGCGCTAATTTGTGCTCTAAGTTACCAAGCTTCCAAACTCTAATCTTAGATATAGCTCCATCTAGAGCTGCTTGGTCTGCTAGTTTTAATTTTTCATATAAGAGCAAATCTTTA